TATATGCACAAGCTATTACAGATCATGCTTCTGAAAAAACTGCTCAAGCAGATGCATTAGAAGCATCTAGAAATCATGCATTAGAGGTGAGGCATTATAGAAATATGTTTCTGAAAGAATCTGATTGGACTCAATGTAGCGATTCTCCATTATCTTCTAGTAAGAAGACTGAGTGGGCAACATATCGTCAGCAATTAAGGGATCTTCCTGCAACCATAGTAGCAGATTCTAATTTAACTGATAAAGCATTAGCAGACGATCTTACGCATTCTGGTTGGCCTACACAACCTTCATAAAGTTATTTTTTTATTATGAATATTATCGGTTTACATGGTGCTTTAGCAGTTACCTCAAATTCAGATTGGACTAATCCAGTAGCTAAATCATATCCACTTGCCCGTGGATTCACAAATCCAGATGAATCACCAGATGTGGATAATGTACATGATGCTGGATGTACATTGTTTGTAGATGGAAAACATATTAGAAGTATTGATCAAGAACGTCTTTCTAGAAAAAAATATGATGGAAGATTTCCATCAGATGCAGTAGATTATTGTCTTGGAGATCTTAGTAGAGAAGATATTGATATAGTATGCTATGCACCTTCAGGTGTAGATGAATGTAATCATCAGTTAATTAATAAAACTGCTAGTAGGTTTCTTCGGAAGCATTTTCCTAATGCTAAAATTTGGTTAGTTGGACATCATCTATGTCATGCAGCAGGTGCTGTATTTACATCACCTTTTAATAGTGGTAGTTTCTTAACCTTGGATGGAATGGGAAGTTCTATGTGGAACTTTAATATGGGTAATGTTCCACAAGGTGAACATAATAGTATTGGATACTTTGATAAGGATAAAAGATTATTCAGATTTTTCAGGATGCCATCCTGGCAAGGATTTTCAGGAACTAATATTTTTGGACAGTTTTATGGGTCAATATCACTTCATATACAAACTGACATTTATAGTGATCAACCAGAATTGTCTTTTGAGGATTTTTTAAATTGTGAAGGTAAGGTGATGGGGCTATCTGCCTATGGTAAGGATATGGTATATGACTGGCCTCAATATTGTACAGATAGTAGTAGACCTTATGCAGTATCTCCTAAAGATGCTTTAGATGCATTTAATGTAGATCGATATGAGATGGGTCTTCCATATATTAATTTTCATCCTGGTCAAGGTATTGTTCAGAATTTATTACAAGCTAAAATCTCTCCTGCAGATAAAGCTTATTTTATTCAAAAGCACTATGAGGAAGCTCTCTTCTATTTAATTAAAGAACTTAGAGATGATGAGTATCTTACAGAAGATGTGTGTTTTGCTGGTGGATGTTTTTTAAATATTAGTGCTAATGATAAACTAAGACCTTTATTTAATAATATACATATTCCACCCAATACTAATGATTCTGGTGTTCATTTTGGAGCAGCAGCTTGGGCAGCATATAGATGTAAGGAAGAAATTCAAGTTCCACATAATATTGCACTTTTAGGTAAATCTTATAATGACAAGGAGATTGAAAAAGCAATAGGATTTAATGATTTGAAAAATATAGGAGAATTTAAATATACTAAGTATAAAGATTTTGATGAACTATGTGAAGTAGTTGCTAAGTATCTTGAGGATGATAAGATTATTGGATGGTTCCAAGGTAGATCTGAAGCTGGTCCTCGTGCTCTTGGATCTAGATCTCTTTTAATGAGTCCTCATAAAGAAGAAAATAAAGATATAATGAATAAGAGAGTTAAGCACAGAGAGTATTGGAGACCTTTTGCTGGTATAACTTTGGAGGGAAGTGGATATGAATCTTCCCCATATATGCTTTTTAATCATAAAGTATTAACTGATGATATTCCTGCTATCACTCATGTAGATGGAACATGTAGAATGCAAACAGTTGATGATGAATTAAATCCTAAGATGTGTTCTTTGCTTCGTAAATTAAAGACTCCAATATTATTAAATACATCATTTAATGACAATGGTGAACCTATAGTAGAGTCACCAGAAGATGCTATGAATGCATTTAAAAAGATGGATATAGATTATCTTGTTATTGGAAATTATATTATATCTAAATGATTGATATTAGTATAGGTATAGAGGATGTCAGTAGTTCTGCAAGTATTTTTTATACTTATTTGCAAAATTATACTTATTTGAAGACGGATGTTTTAGATCATAGAAAAAAATATCCAGAAACTAATGCGACTAATGTAAAGTCATCATGGACAAGTTCATATTATACACATTACGAAACTGATAAATTTAATCCATTAATTGAAGAAGTGTGCAGTGTCTGTGGATTTATATCTAATACTCATTACAAATTAGAGAGTTCTTTTCGACCTATTAATATGTGGGCAATGATGTATGAAGAAGGTGATTTTGCTCTTAAGCATCATCATTTTCCTACTAGTGTATTTTCTTCTTGTTATTATATTGATGTTGAGGATGATTGCTCACCAATTATATTTGAAGATGAAACTAGTATCACACCAGAAAATGGGTTGCTTTTAGTCTGGCCATCATTGTTATTTCATGAGATTCCTCCCACTAAAGGAAGAAGAATGTGTATCTCTATGAATATTGACAACATAATTAAAATGTAGTATTATATAAAAAAGGAGTATTTTATGGATGCTGAAGAATCTGTACAGGATATTATAGTTGATGTATGTAAAAAGAGAATTACTCTAATTAGTACCGAAGGTGAAACTAGATTTGTTAAGTGTGAAAGCACAGAACAGTTTATGAGTGTGATGGAAGTCATTAAAGATCATGCTAATCCTGAGATGATTACTTATGTTGAACCAAAATTAACGACAGATCGGAAGGCTAAATAGAAACATAGAAATATTTTGGCCAATATTCTCCGATGCCTCTTAATAAATTAGAAAATTTTATAAAGAATAGTGAAGGACGCATTCTTTATGTAAATCCCAATGACCTTGATGCTACAGACGGTATTGAGAATCAGGGTAATTCGTTAACAAAACCATTTAAAACGATTCAAAGAGCACTTCTTGAATCTGCTAGATTTTCCTACCTGCGAGGGAATGATAATGATATAGTAGAGAAAACAACTATATTATTATTTCCTGGTGAACACCTTGTAGATAATAGACCAGGATTTGGTATTAGGGATGAGAATGGTGTAGCAAAGGCAGTTAGTCCTGCTGGAACAGAAAGTGGAGCACTTAATACCCTAACACTTACATTAAATTCTAATTTCGATTTAACGCAAGAAGATAATTTACTTTATAAGTTTAACAGTACAGAAGGTGGTGTTATAGTTCCTAGAGGAACATCTATTGTTGGACTAGATTTAAGAAAGACTAAGATAAGACCGAAATATGTTCCTAACCCTACTGATGATTTTGTAAAATCTGCTGCAATATTCAGAGTTACTGGTTCTTGCTATTTCTGGCAGTTTACTATTTTTGATGGAGATGAGAATACTTTAGTATATACTGACCCACAAGATTTCAGTACAACTAATCAATCAAAACCTATATTTTCTCACCATAAATTAACTGTATTTGCATATGCAGATGGTATAAACTCATTAGATAATTTTAGTGGATTAACTGATCTAGATGTTTACTATAGTAAATTATCTAACGCATATAATAGAGCATCTGGTAGAGAAATAGATCAGAAATTCCCAACAGAAAGAGAATCATTTGCAAAGCAAAGACCTGAGTATGAAATAGTTGGTGCTTTTAATTCTGATCGTATTCAGATTACAAGTATTATTTCAGGTGATGGTGCAACACCAGGACAAGTTGTTACAGTAACAACAGCAGTTCCTCATGAATTAACTGGTGGTACTCCTATTAAGGTTGAGGGTGTTAATTGGGAAGAGTATAATATTTCAACAAAGGTACAGAATGTTTTAAATGATACTCAGTTCACTTATCTACTTTCATTTGTTCCTGCAAATTTAGCTGCTGGTCCTGCTAGTGGATTGACTGCTGGTGGTGCAGAAGTTAGTGTTGAAGTTGATACTGTTAGTGGTGCATCTCCTTATATCTTTAACTGTTCATTAAGATCAGTATTTGGTATGCAAGGTATGCATGCTGATGGATCTAAGGCAACTGGTTTCAAATCTATGGTTGTTGCCCAGTTTACTGGTGTTTCACTACAGAAAGATGATCGTGCATTTGTAAAATACCTACCAGAGAGTAGATCATATCAGGGTATTCAATATCAGAAACAAACTGGTGAATTATTATCATCTAAATCATCTGCTCCTACTGAAGGACAAGTTTATCATTTAGATCCTGATGCTGTTTATAGAGATGGTTGGAAAACTGCTCACATTACACTAGAGAATGATGCTGTCTTCCAGATAGTTTCTGTGTTTGCTATTGGTTATCACATTCACTTCTTAATGAAGTCTGGTGGTGACGCATCAATTACAAACTCTAACTCAAACTTTGGTCAGTTTGCTCTTGCTGCTGATGGATTTAAGAAGGATGCATTTGCTAAGGATGATAAAGGATTTATTACTTCTATTATTGCACCAAAAGCAGTTGTTACTAATGAAGCACCTATTGAATTAGCACAACTTGATAAGTCAGTAAACCTAGCTGTAAATAATCCTGAGAGATTATATATTTTAGGTCAGACAACTCAGAGTATTAAACCAACTGATGTTGCTCAAGGATTTAGGATTGGTTCTAGATTTGGTGAAAAGATTACTATTCCTATAGATGGTGGAACTGATTTACAGGCATATATTGTAATGCCATCTAAGGTTAGACCAAATGGAACTACAAATGAAAGCACTAGTTTCTCTTCTGAGAAAGCATATGAGGCAACCCATAATGATACAACAACTGGGTCTGCTACCTTAATTCATAAGTTAACAATGACAACAGCTCATCATTTGAATAATGGTGAGTCGATAAGAATTATATCTGAGAGTGGAGATTTACCTGAAGGATTAAATCCACATCAAGTTTATTATGTAATTACTGATGAAAAAAATGCAACTAGACAAGATGGTTTAAATTTAAATCAATATGAAATACAGATTGCAGCATCAAGAACTAATGCTGAAAGAACAACTCCTGTATATCTTAAAACTATATCTAACCCTGCTGCAGGTTTACTAAAAATTCTTAGTAGAGTTTCTGATAAGCAACCAGGTGATTTAGGACACCCAATGCAATGGGATTCTGCACAAAATAACTGGTATATGCATGTAGACTCTGCTACAAACACTTATACTACAGCTACAGGATTCCAGGTGTTATCTGAGGATGATGAGGAAATTCCATATATCGATAGAAGAAGTGATAATAGAAGTTTAGATGATAAACTTTATAAGGTTAGATATGTAATTCCAAAAGAATTGCAAAATGCTAGAGATCCTAATGATGGATTTGTAATTCAGGATTCTAGTTCTACTAACTCTAGATTTAATGAAGACTTTACTAGAGTATCAATTGGATCAACTGATTATGATTTCAATAGAAACTTAAGGTTTATATCTTATCTGACTTATAATGCTACAACAAAGATTGTTACTGTTAGATCTGATAAGAAGCATAATTTAAATGCTGGTGATCAAATAACAATTAAGAATATAATCAGTGATACTAATACTAGTGGTGCTGCTGATCGTGGATATAATGGAATATTCTTAGTAAATAATGTTATAAACGATAAAACATTTGAATATAAGACAACTGATGTTCTAGGTATAGAGCATGTTGTTGGAACTTGGACAAATGATACTCATACTAGGGACACAACATTACCTAGATTTGAGAGAACGGATAACCAAGATAATCTATACATTTATAGATCAGAAACAATATCACCATATATTGAAGGTGCTCAAGATGGTGTTTTCCACTTGTATGTTCTTAATGGTAATAATGCCATAGAAGAAGAGTTTACTGAGGCAAAATATAATCAGGCAGTTACGGATCTTTATCCACAATTAGATAGAGATAATGTAAATGAGAACCCACAGGAAGCACAAACCTATGCAAAACGATTCCCAATAGGTGATGTTGTTACTAATGACCTTAAAAAGAGTATTACTAGAGAAACTACTAATAAGTTATTAAGTAACTTTGGTGTTTCTAATACTATTACTACAGTAAATGATAGTACGACAACTGCTATTTTAAATTTTGATACTGAACATGAGTTTAATGGATTAAGATATGCTACTACACTTGGGTCTGGTGGATCTAATTATGCTGATGGCACATATCATAATATAAAATTATTTGATGATGCATCTGCACCATCTACTGCTGTTTGGAAAGGTGCTACTGCATCAGTTACAGTTGCTAGTGGAGCAGTTACTTCATTTGAGATAACTGAACCAGGATCTGGTTATAAAGTTAGTGGTAATGCAGCAAATAATAATTTATTCTTTGATGCTTCTTTAGTAGATCAAGGTGGAATCAGTAGTGGAGGAGGTCCTGGTGCATATATCACTATCGCTGGTGATAATGTTAGTTCATCTGTAGGACATTATGTTCAGGTAACAGGTATTACTACTGGTACAGATCATTATTTTAGAATTAATGATGTTCCATCTACAAAGTCTATCAATATTAATAAGACTTCGAGTGAACTTATTCTTGATGGTCAGCAAGTAATTGGATTGGGTGCTGTTGTTGATGTAACTTCTGCAACTCAATCAAGTGCCACTACTACTTTTGTTTGTAGTGCTTCTCACGGATTATTAGAAGGAAATAGATTTAGGGTCTTAAATTCTTCTGATACAAATCTAGGTGATTATATAGTTTCAAAAGTTATTAATTTCTCTCAATTTGAAGCAATAACTTCTGCTGCTGGATTAACAGATCCTAAGTATATTCTTAAACATGGTCTATCTGCTAATGATGCACAATCTGGTAAGGGTGGAGAGAGTTTAGGAACTAGAGGAGTACCATTCTTTGGTAATGAGAATCTAAAATTAACTGCTAATATTAATTCTACAGAAGATGAGATTCCAATTGCTTTACCTGATGGGTCAACAACATCTGCATCTATTCAAGCAAGATTCCCATTAGGATGTTATATCCAAATTGAAAATGAGATATTAAGAGTTATTGATAAGACGATTCAAACTGGTGTTAAATTAAAAGTTATTCGTGGTGCATTAGGTACTATTGTTGATAACCATGTTATTGGACAGTTAGTAACTAAGATTAATCCACTTCCTGTTGAATTACGAAGACCATCTATTTTAAGAGCTTCAGGGCATACATTTGAATATCTTGGTTATGGTCCAGGTAACTATTCAACTGGTTTACCACAGGTTCAACTTAAGACTCTAACTGAAAGGGAAGAGTTCTTATCACAGTCACAAGAAACCTCTTGTGGTACTGTTGTTTACACAGGTATGAATGATAAGGGTGATTTCTACATTGGAAACACTAAGATTTCATCTGACTCTGGTGAACAAATAACATTTGATATTCCAGTTCCAACTGTGACAGGTGAAGATCCAAGTACACTTAGTGTTGTATTTGATGAAGTAATTATTAAAGAGAGATTACTTGTTGAAGGTGGATCTAACAATTCAATACTATCTCAGTTTGATGGTCCTGTTACATTCAACGGACCTGTTAGATTTAATAATAAGTTAGTAATAACTGATGAGTTTAATGTATTTGGTAAGGTTAAGTTTACTGCTCAAGATGATGTAGATAACTTTACTGCTTGTAGTGGACCTTTAAGTGGAGCATTTGCTGTAACAGGTGGTGTTGCGATTGGTAAGAAATTACAAGTTCGTGATAAAGTTAAGTTCTGTTCAACCGATACTGAGGCATTATCAGTTAATGGTGGTGTTGGTATTGGTGGAGTACTTGCTGTAACTGGTGCTTCGACATTCACTGGTATTATTGGTGCTAATGGTGGTTTACATGTACCAGATGGTAAGAGTATTACATTAGGTGATTTTGATACTACTGTTGATGGTGTTTATTATAAGGGTGATTTAGAACTTTATCATGATGGATTTAACTCTGTTATAAGAGAGATGGGTGCTGGTGATCTTTACCTACAAAGTGCAGGTAGAGTTATTATAGGTAATACGACAAATCTTCAACAAGGTATCATTTATAATGAGGGAGCACAAGTTACTTTATACCATGATGGTGGACAAAGACTAGAGACTACTGCCGATGGCGTTAAGATTGGTCTTCTTGGTGAAACTGATGGTAATTTGGTATGTATGGGTGATATTACTGCCTTCGCATCTTCTGATGAAAGGTTAAAGGATAATATAACACCTATTCCTGATGCTCTTGATAAAGTTCTTTCAATTAGTGGTAATACATTTAAGTGGAATAATGGAACTGGTGCTACAGTACCTGCCAAAGCAGGACAAGAAGATACTGGTGTAATTGCTCAAGAAATTGAGAAACTTGGACTTCCTGGTGTAACAACTATTCGAGAAACTGGAACTCACGCTGTAAATTATGAAAAACTTGTTCCTCTTCTAATAGAAGCGATCAAGGAACTTTCAACTAAGGTTGATGCTTTATCTAATAAATAACTAAAAAATTACTATATAAATGGCTAATATTACAA